TCAGGGCACCGCCATTGCGGTCGATGATCTTGCCGCACTCACCGATCTGGGTCCGGATGCCCAGGGTGTTCGACTTGTATTCGAGCGGGCAACCCGGGTTGGTGATGTCGTCAATCGTGGGCAGGTCAGTCCACGTGGCGAGCGTCTGCTTGTCGGAGATGCGGGTGCCGTAGAAGACGGTGTTGAAGTACCACTGCTGCATCAGCGCCTCCTGCTGCCGGCGCTGTTCGGCCAGGGGCAGCGTCCGGAACTTCTTGAAGAATTCCGAGGTAAGCGGCGCACTGAGAGCCTTGAGGTACTCGTCGTTGTATTGGTGGGTCCAACGGTAGGTTTGCCGCCAATACTCGATGAGTCCGAGGTTGTTCAGCGCCGGCTGCTGGTAGCACCACGCTTCCTTGTTGGAGACCGAGTTGACGCCCAGGAGCAGCGTGCCCTTGGCGACTTCGGCAGCCGCCGAACGAGCGGCGGGAGACGGACTGCCGGAGGTATCAGCCTTGAAGGTAGCCCAAGCGGACGGACTGGCTTCGTAGGACTGGAAGTCGGTCGGAGCAACCACGAGGTAAGCGGTATCCGGATCACCGGACTTGCCCACCGCAGCGACAACCCGGAACGGCACCGGACCAACCAGGGAGTCAATGTTTCCGCCACCGACGTACGTCTGCCACGCAGAACCAACGTGACGCGCAGTTGTCTCCACGTAGGCGTACATGCCCGGGAGGAAATACTTTTCGATGTTTTTGACCGCCGAACCGAACCCACCGGTCGAGACCGAGACGGTCAGATACCACGCAGTAGCCGGAAGCGTGGACGGGAACGGAGTCGCCGGATCAGACGGGGCAGTCGCGGAGCCCGCCGTAACCAGGAAATAGTTGATATTGACGATGGTCCGGCGGGGAACCAGTCGGTACGGAGCGATGATGGACTGGTCAGCACCAGGGGAGCCGTTGCGAATCGGCGCATGACGCGAGAGAAGCAAGTCCATCAGGCCCCGCTGGGGGACACCCACAATTCGCCCTTCCTTGGTCGAGGCGATGATCTTGTCCATGCCGACTTCCTTCATCCCTTGCGCGGCGAAGTCGTCTTTGGTGAACGGGCGGATGTCAGCTCGGGTGAGGGTGCAACCCGTCGAACCGACCACCCCGTAGAAGAGCGGCTGACAGTTATTGACGTTGAACCCCGGGAAAGCGGTTTGAGAGGGCATGTGAAATTAGGTGTACGTTCACCTGCATAAATGCCCCGCTCTTAGCTCCGACCAACATAAAGCCCGAGTCGCGCTGATTTTCCGCTCAGACACGACCCGGGCTCCCCCACTGCTCAAATGGTCAGATCAGTTGTTCAATCCGAGCGTCTCAATCAGCTCTTGGCCTGGATGGCTTTCTTCTGGCTTTTCAGTCGGAGTCGCTGCGCCTGGAGCTACGGTTGCGGCAGCTTTAGGCCCACTCATCGGCTTGGGCTCTTCTGCCTGTTTGGTTCCGGGAGTTTGCTTCGGACCCCTCACAAACCCCCGTTTAGAGGCGGCTTGCTCCTCAGCCTGGATCTGCTTTTTGGCGACCATGACCCCATGAGCCTTCAAGAGCCGGACGACTTCATTTCCCGAGAACGTCCAGGAAGACTTCCGCTTGGGATCATCAGCGGCCAACTTGTCGAAGTCGGACCTCACCATGAATGTCTTCCCGTCGCGGACTCGGTGTTCACCTCCGTACTTGGAGAACCACTGTCCTTGCTGGGCGATGAAGTTGTCCAGGTACTCGTGCCTCCGTTTCAGATCTTCCGGGTTTGAGGCGCTCCGGGTATCAATGCCCGCTTCGAGTCGGAGATAGTCCGTCGCCAACTGTCCGATGGCGGAACTGAAATTGGAGTAAATCTCCGTCTCCAGGGGATCGTCAGATTTGGTTTGGGTCTGGAACTCCTCAACGATTGCGGCCACCTGCCTTTCGATTTGCGGAGTATACCGAGCCTCCATCGCTAGACGCTTGGTCTCATTCAGCTCCCTTTGGTGGGTTTGCTGCATCTCCTCGATTCGGCGCGACGCACGGGCATCGGCAATCCGCTCAATCCGGATTCGCTCCCGGGAATTGCCCCATGAAGGCTTGTTGCGTTCTACAAAGGAGCGAAACTCAGCGTTTTCGGCGTCGAAAACAGCGTCAGGGTCCTTTTCGCGCTGGGTCTTCACCCAATCGTCCACCTTCTTGTAGAAGGCCCGCATCTTTCCCGAGAATCCCTTCCACTTCTCGCCCTCGGTCTTCTCCGCGAACTCTGCGTCCGCCAGCTCCTCTTGCTGCTCTGGGGTCAACTCGTCGTCTACCGGTGGGGTGGCCGGAGGAGTGGCCGCAGCGGGCTTCGGCAGGTCTGGCGCCGGGGCCTCTTTCAACGCCTGCATGCGTCGCTCAAAGACCTCTTCCGCGACCTTGGTGGGATCAACCTTTGTCTTCACTCCGACCCGGGTAACCGGAGCTTCGGCCTTGGGTGGCGGCGTTGCCGGTGGCGGCTGCGCGGGCGGGGTCTCTGGTGGTTTCGCTTCCGGGGCCGGTTTGATTTCCGGCACCTCGGTCGCAGCCTTCTCCTTCGAGATGACATCCTTGAGATCCTCAAAGAGGGCTCCCATGAGTGGGTCATCCGAAAGACGTTCGATCACGGGAGTAGAACCCCCGCCCGCTTCCGCATCCGGAGCGAGCAACAACTCTCCTTTTCGCATTTTCATTGCTTCGGAATTACTGCGTTGGCTGCCTCAGCTCCGGGTCCCACCGCTGCGGGGGGCAGTGCTGGCGGCATTACTGGCATGCCGCCTTCACCCGGGGCCGGCTCGACGGTCACGTCCACACCTGCTCCGCTTTGGCGCACGATCACGTTGATCAGGTCCGCGAGCTTCTCCTTCGTCAGCATGCTCAACACCGCCGGTTGCATGAGCACGCCCAACAACTGCGTGAGCGTCTGGGCCGACTGGATGTTCGAGGAGCGTTCCGCACCGTCGCGAGACGAGAAGATGTAGTCGCCATTGAGCGACCGCTTGGAGCCGATGACGCGGAACTCCGAGGGATTGCCTTCGATTTCTTCGATAGTGAATCCCGCTTTGATTGCCGTTTCCCTCCGGTAGCGATTCACCACGGGCAGCCGAATCTGGTCCGATCCAAACGACATCAGAGCGTTGTAGATGTACCGCTTCATCGCGGCGCGGCCGGCGTCTACGGCGTCTGAGATGAACTGATAGACGTTCTCGGTCGTGCCCGCGATGACTTGCACTTCGGTCGCGGAAGTCTCCCGGGGCGAGAGCTGGGCCTGCTCCTGGGGGCTCATCGCCATGATTCGCTCCGCCATCATGATCGTCTGCTGAATGGCGTTGATCAGGGTGTTTACCTGGGTGTTCGGCGTTTGCCGGATCACCTTGAACACATTGTCCAGATCCACGCCAAGCTCCCGCATCTTGATAAACGACACCTCCAGAATCGAAATCGCGGCGTAGAAATTCTCGCTCTTCATCGCCGCCCGGAACTCCTCCAACGATTTCTTCACGTCCGGGTTGTCGGACGGAAACGCGTCAATGTTCAGCATGGCAATGCCGAACAAGTCCCGCTTCGTGCATTCGAGAAGTTGCGTGTAGAGGTTGGTCAACTGGTCGTTGAACGGGAGGAGCTCCGCCCCCATGGAGAGATTCACCGCCCGCTGCGCAGAGTTGTTGAACGCAAACACGAAAGCCGGGCAGTCCGGCATGATCTCCGCATGAACCACCGTCCGGCAGTTGGCGACGGTGAGATGCAACCAGACCGGCCAAGGATACTTGCCCATGTCCCACTGATTCGGGGTCACCTTCCAGTAGTAATGGGCCAGATAAACGGCGTTGTCTGCCATCGAGGTGGAGTAGCGGCGAAGGTCTTCCTTTCGGTCGTTGCCCGATGAGATTTCGCCTTCCTCCAATGGGGGCCGGATCGTCGTGTAATACTGCGAGAAGTAGTTGCGGTAACTGTAGAACCATCCGGACGACTCGCCTCCGTAGGTGATTTCCGAGCGGTTGAAGTACGACGCATTGCTGGCAATTTGGGAGTATCGGACCACGTCCCAAAAGAAGATGAATTCGCAACCACTGTCCGAGTTGAGCGTTTGAATCGGGTGCGCCGAATCGTACGCGACGCGACTCGGATGCGGGCAAATCATCGGCACCCCTTCCCGCTTCACTACCGCCTCCGGCCGCACCTCGCTGGTCCGGTATTCCATGGAGACGTTGTCATTCGCATCCACCCACTCAACTTCGCGCTCCCACCGACAGGCCGGGAATACTACCGAGTAGGGATACATCAGCATGTCCCGCATCCACTGGATCTGCTGCTCCCGATACCCGAACTGGTCAGCCATGATGTCTGACCGTTGGGAAAGGAGGTCGCCTTGCAGCTTCTCCACTTCGGACGTGCCCCGAGGCTCGTATCGGAAAAACGGATAGAGGTTGGAGTACCGAGCACTTTGAGCCGCAACCCGCCGGGAGATGACGGAGCGCAGGATGTTGATATTGACCTCGGAGAATCTTGGGACATCCAGGCCAACCACCGTGTTGTCCCGAGTCTTAACGTAGTCGTCCCGGCATTTGAGTTGTTCCAGCGACCGCACGCACTTGGCCAGATCCAATCGACCTTGGGCGTACATGACCAAGGGGATCGTCTTTCGAGTGATCGTGGACGAGTCCCACGCCAGATCCACCGCCGCAATCAGGTGCGAGGCGCGAAGATTCTGGAGCATCCCCTCCTCCATCCGGCTTTGGATCATGTCTTCGATCCGGAGGCGCAACTTGTAGTCCGAATCCATCGCCTTCCGCTCTTCGTCAGTAGCGGCATCGGACAGCTTGGCCGGACTAGCTGTGAAGATTTCCTCTAGTCGCTTGGACGTGGTGCCAGCCCAATCCAGGATTTTGTAGTTCAACGGCATATCAATCCTTCAATCCCCGAGCGTTCAAAAAATCCTGTTCCCGCATGTAGAACAGCAACGCGGCGTAGCCCGGGAAAAAGCCACGCGAGATCCAGAACTTCATTCGAACGAACGGAATGCAGCACGACGCAGCGAGCTCCTCGTACGTCTCACCCAGCAGCCGGACGCACTTGTTGACCCGGTCAATGCCCCAACCCTGGTAGAGTCCCAGCTTCCGGTAGTGGCGAATCATGACGAGGGTCTCAGGTGAAGCGTCCGGCGGAGTCACGTCGCGGGACCGAATCAGCTCTTCGACTTCGTCCCGGCCAAGACCTCCATGACGGCGGACCCATCCTCCTCGGTGGGCTCGTTTCCCATTTCGTCACTGCCCTCCTCTCCGGTTTCCGGAATCACCGGAGTCTCTTCCATGACATCAGCTTCCAGGACGGAAAAGGACGCTTGGTCGGCGGTCATCTCATCCAGTTGGACGGTAAGTTCAATCTCAACCGAGTCACCGGGTTTGACCGTGGCGAGCTTCTCTCGAATGGCGTCATTGCCGGCGGTTGAAAGCACGAGTTTGTTTACGTTCATGGCCTTGCGCGTGTTGCTACCCCGTCTTTAGGGTAACACCGTAAAAAGGTCAACCAATGGCAGAACTCACTCCGGAGCAATTGGCCTCAGTCGCCGCCTACGAACTCTTGGATGAGTACGTGCCCACCGCCCCACCGGCAACGACCCCCGATATTGGTGGGTGGCTTCCGGATCTCAACCCAACCCAACTTCTGATCCTCAACGACCCTAACCCGTACATCCTGGCGTATGGGGAGAAGGGATCTGGGAAGAGCGTCGGGCTCGAACACAAACTCGTCCGGCACTGCTACGAAAATTACGACGCCCTGGGGTTGGTGTTCACCCCTTCAATCCGTACCGGCAAGTTCGGCGTCATCCACGATCTGGAAACCCTGGTACTCCCGGCCTGGGAAGACGGCATCGGCCTGCAATGGCTCCCCTCCAAGCTAGATCCCAACACCAAGGACCGAATCCTCAAAGTTGGCAACCGCTTCGGGGGTTGGTCCACAATCCTCCAAATCGCCATCCCCTACGAAGAGGCGATCAACGGCCGAATCAAAGGTATCCACCCTTCCTTCATCCTGGGGGACGAGCTCACCGATTGCGAAGGTCCCGGCTACTTCTCGCGCATCGCGGGCCAGCTCAACCGTAGGCGGAACATCACGGGTCCGCAGCAATACTGCGCGAGTTGCAATCCGAAGGGGCCTTCCAATTGGGTCTACAAGGTTTTCTTCGAGGAAGTCGTCAACACCGAAACCGGGGAGAAGGACCCGTCGTTTTCGGTCTACCACGTCCCGTTCCGCGAGAACGCGCACCGCCCGGAGATGCGGGACTACATCAACACCCTTGAGAAGGCGCTCCGCACCGACCCGATTGAGCGGGCTCGCCTGATCGAAGGAAAATGGATCGAGCGCCCCACCGGAGAATCACTGTTCCGGGAGCATTTCGTTTCCGCACGCCACATGGTTGGAGATCGGCGTGCTGGAACCGGACTCCGGCCAGTCCGGGGCCTCCCGTGTGTGGTCGGCTACGATCTGGGCCAAGTCTACAGTGCCGCCGTCTTTCTCCAATACGTGGTCACCGAGGCCGGCAAAATCTGGATCGTGTTCGATGAGATC